ATATAATATAATATATAATACTCCCTTAAGGAGTATATATATATATATATATCTATATATAATCTATTATAACATACCTTGACCTAAAGTCAAGGATAACCTTAACAAACATCCTGACTAACGTCAGTCTTGACATTCTTAACGAAGTTAAGTATAATAACCTCTCTGATTAATCCTCGGCTTGGCCACCGAGGTACAGCATATGCTAACTAACAAGGAGTACTCCATTGAAACTAACACTTGCTGATACACAGTCAGGTTACGACCTGACACCTATCAACAACAACTTCCAGCTCATTGAGTCTGAGTTCCAGAACAAGGTGCTGTATCGTGATAATCCTGATGGTGAACCTAACCATATGGAGAATCCGATTGATATGAACGGTTACACCGTCTACAACCTTCCTGACGCCATTGAAAGCACTCAGGCAGTACCTTACCGCCAGTTAAATCAAATCATCTCTGAGGCGTCCTCTGGGCTTATTGCGAGGCTTCGTGAAACTCGTAAGACTGCAGCTGCTGGTCAGACGTTGTTTAATCTGGCTGACATCACGTATACTCCGGGTGTAAATAATATCCAAGTGTATGTTAACGGTGTAGCTCAGGTTGCTGGAATTGATTTCGAAGAAACAAACTCAACCAGCATTACTTTCTTAGCTGGACTAGCGGCTGGTGATGTTGTAGATATTTACACTAATGAATCTACAACTAATATAACTGATCCAGTTGCACAGAACGAACTAAATAAACGCGTCATTCGCGTGTCGAGTATGGCGGAGCTTGAGGGGATGTCTTTGGATGAAGGGGTCAGTGTTTACCTGACCGACGACCTTAGGTATGGGGATTTCCTAATCAGGTCTGGCGCACACGCAAGCGATCCACAGAAGGCAAGATTCATTGATCTTGCAAACGGTAACTATGCAGAGCGCGTGGGCTCTGAAAGTGGGCGGATTCAGGCGCGATGGTTCGGCCTAAAAGGCGATGGGACAGACGAGCTTGCCGTATTGCGAGACCTTGCCTCATATGCAACAAACAGCAAGCGCGGCGTGGACTTCGAGCCGAACAAAACCTACAAGTACAGTGACTATGTTTCATTCTTTGATGCAGGTGTTCTAGACCTCAAGGAGTCATTGGTTATTTTTGAGCACACTGGTAACAGCACGGGATTACAGCTCAAAGGGCAGACAGGGATTATAAACTCTCGCCACCAAAACAACGGAACGCCATCCGGAACACTCGGGCCAGCTGGCCAGCGCGACATTGTGGCGCTGGATGTAAAACACACTGAGTTCCGAAACATAAAATTTGTAAGCGGTTCGAACAACTACGCCCCGTTTAACATTCTGGGCAACTCATACAACATCGAAGTTGACGACATAGAGTTTGAGAGCGCCCAGTGGGACATGGGCTGCATTTGCCATTGGGCCACGGTTTCGGATTCCGCTGCTGTAGATTTTTCTGCTGATATAGCGTTTTCTCCGGGAGTGGGCAATAACACGACTCACCCTCATAACATCCGAATCGGAAATATTAAAGGTAACTCGTGGACGGATGCCGGTTCTTTGGTGAGCCTCGTATTTCTTTCTGGCTGTTATGACGTAACAGTAGACAATCCAACTGCTGAGCAGATTAATAACATATTCACCGCCATCGCTGGAGATTACGCAAATGAATTTGCGCCCATAGTTATATCTCAGTTCGTAAATTCAGGAATATCTTGCAGAAACCCAACTTGTCATCAGATCACTGGCACGAAGGGCATTCACGTTTCTGGTCAAGGCGTACTTACTTCAAACCGTGTTAAGTCTGACGTTCAAATATTTAACCCAACCATAAGATCCACCACGGCAGGAACCAGATACGGTGTTTTCGTTGATTATGTAGAGGGGGCTAGCGTTGTTGGCGGGACCATTATAGGGTTTTCAAGAAGCATCTTTGCACAACGAAATATACTGAAATTCAACGTAGAATATGTAACATGCAAAGAAGCAACGGACGGAGGTATTCTTTCGGATAGTGACATTAACCCAAACTACGGAGTTAGGGTCATAGGTTGTAAGATTTTCAACAACAATACGTCGGCAGGCTCGGCCCTTGGCAATTCTGGTATATCACTGAATAATACACTCGGTGCATCAATAATAGGGAATACTTTTGGCCTCAGTGGTGTGGCCGAGGGCCAGCAACATTCTGTCTATGTTTCAGATGGTTGTGACAATATCTCACTGCAAGGGAATCATACTTACTCAGCCAATCAATCGTCGGCCTACCATGCCGAACTGGTTACTCAGTACAGCATGGACTTGTGGGATGCTGGCGGAAATACTTCTGACACTGCATTTACTACAGATCCGGCTGGGCATGTATGGTATCAATCTATAGGGTTCGGTCGAAAGTCGGCAATGCTAAATACTTCTGCGACTGTCCCGGTTAGCGGGACGTGGCAGCAAGGCGATGAAGTAATATTTAGGTTCGCTACGGCAGGAGGCTACCACGGGGCGAGGTGCACAACCGGAGGAACACCCGGAACATGGAAGCGGTACGGAGCCATTGGGGCATAATGACCACGCTCGCCCTAACCAGATTTGCTTGTGTGCGTTAACACGCTGTACTCACAGGATAAAGAGGGTAAAATGACAGATCCGTTTGCTAAAGAAGAGCATAAAAACAATAAGTTCAAAAACAGTCGTGGTCAGTTCTTGACCACTTCTCTGTTTATTGAGCATAATTATGACTACGACTTAGCAGTGTACAGCTGGGGTGATGAGGACTTCTCTAGCCCCAAGGGGAGCTTCCCTTCTCTTAAGAGGTTGTACATTGCGATGGGTGATGTAACAGAGTACGAGTTCGCCACTACATATCTGGATGGCTGGAGACACTGGAAAGTGCTTCTGGACTCACCTATTTGCCGTAAGCATATCGACGAGTGGCGTGAAGAGCTTGAGCTTAAGCTAAGGGCTGCAGGTTTGCGCAAGCTGGTAGATCAAGCACTGGATGAGGAAAAGCCGTCTTTTCAGGCGGCTAAGTACCTCGCTGACAGGGAATGGATTCCGAAGGCTCAGAAGAAGCAGGAGACTGCTAAAGAGCGAAATCAGCGTAAACAGATCAATGCTCAGCACGCTAAAAACTTTGAACGAGTAGCTAATTTGGTTAACAAATGAAGCCAGAAGAGATAAGGGAGTACGCAGAGAAGGATCTTAACTTCTTTGCTCACTTAGTTAATCCTAACCGCGTCTACGGTGAGATACACCAAGACGTATTTAAGTGGTGGCAGGAGTGTCTAGAGACTGAGGTCGATAACACAATGCTCCTGCTGCCACGGGATCACCAGAAGTCGCATCAGGCTGCTGTGAAGGCAGCTTGGTTGATTACACGTGACCCTGCTACAACTATCCTGTACGTATCTGCTACAGCAGAGCTGGCGCTTAAGCAGCTTAGGGCAATCAAGAACATCTTGCTCTCTGATGTTTACCAGATGTACTGGCCAGAGATGATTGACCCGGAGGAAGGCCGTCGTGAGAAGTGGACGGAGCAGGAAATCTGTGTTGATCACCCGCTACGGAAAGAAGAGGGTGTTCGTGACAGCACGATTCTGGCGTGTGGTATTACTAAAACCATTACTGGTCTGCACGTTAACCATGTATTTCTTGACGACCTTGTTGTACCGGGCAACGCTTACACAGAGGAAGGCCGGAGGAAAGTTAGGGATCTGTATTCGCAACTTGCGAGTATTGAGACTACTGGGTCAACTGAAACGGTCGTTGGAACTCGTTATCACCCTTCTGATATTTATAATGATCTTATGAATATGAGAGAGCCAGTGTTTGATGACTCTGGAGAAATTATAGGTGAACGAGACGTATACACGTACCGAGTACACACAGTAGAGAAAAACGGAGACTTTCTGTGGCCACGTGAGGCTCGTAAGGATGGCAAGAAGTTCGGGTTTGACTTCAGGGAGCTGGCACGTAAAAAGGCCAAGTACCTAGACAAGGTACAGTTCTTTGCTCAGTACTACCAAGAGCCTAACGATCCTGAGTCACATCGTCTTGGACACGACAGGTTCCAGTACTACGATAGAAAACATATCAAGGAAGTTGGCGGAAGGTTCTACTTCAAGGACAAACCTCTAAACGTGTACGCAAGTATCGACTTTGCCTACAGCTTGTCTAAGAAGGCCGACTACACAGCAATTTGTGTGGTAGGAGTAGATCCAGACGGCTATATCTACGTTCTCGATATTGATAGATTCAAGTCTGACAAGATTAACGATTACTTCCAGCACATTGTAGATTTGCACGAGAAATGGCAGTTCAGAAAGCTACGCGCAGAGGTAACTGCAGCACAGAAGACTATCAGTAACGAGATCAAAGACAGAATCCGTCAGGAAGGAATGAGGCTGAGCATTGACGAGAACCGGCCTAGCCGACATGACGGGGCGAAGGAAGAGCGTATTGCAGCAGTACTTGAACCAAGGTATGAGAATATGACCATTTACCATTTCCGCGGCGGTTATATTCCAGTACTTGAAGAAGAGCTTATCCTTGCGCGTCCACCACACGATGACGTAAAGGATGCATTGGCAGCTGTAGTTGAGATTGCCAAAGCTCCGAAGAAAGCGATCAAGCGTAAAACAGAACCTAAAATCCTTTATCACAGCAAATTCGGCGGGGTAGCATGAGTAAGACAGCTGAGATTAAGCTTTACCTAGACCAGAACACAGAAGCGCTTGCAAATAGCATCTGTTATCTCTGGTTTGATTGGGATTCTCAACGTGATGAGTGGAAAGCTCAATCACTAGAGTCTCGTAATTATATATTTGCAACAGATACAACTACCACAACGAATAATCAGCTTCCGTGGAAAAATAAGACAACCACACCTAAGCTGACTCAGATTCGTGATAACTTGCATAGTAACTACTTAGGTGCCCTGTTTCCAAATGATGACTGGTTGCGTTGGGATGCCTACACACGCGATAGTGCTATCAAGGACAAGAAAGACGCTATTGAAGCGTACATGAAGAACAAGATTCGCATTAGCGATCTTCGAACTGTCGCCAGTCAGCTGCTTCTGGATTACATTGACTACGGTAACTGCTTTGCAGAGGTTGAGTTCGTAAATGAAACACGCTACGACGAAGAGCTTGATAGAGAAGTAACTATCTATGCAGGCCCTCGCCTGAAGCGGATTAGTCCGTACGATATTGTCTTTGATCCAACAGCCATGTCCTTTGAGGAAGCTCCGAAGATCACACGATCCCTAGTGAATTTGGGTGATCTCAAGATCATGGCAGAGCAGGAACCAGACAAAGCCTACTTACGTGATGTAATTAACAGACTAGAAGAGCACCGCAGAACAATGGGTGCGTACATGACAGAGGATCTTGAGAAGGTACAAGCTCTACAAACAGACGGCTTCGGTAACTATTACAGCTACGTACGCTCTAATTACGTAGAAGTTCTACAAGCAGAGGGTGATTTTCACGATCCTGATACAGGTGAACTGCTCAAGAACCACGTAATTACGGTTTTTGACCGCATGTTTGTAGGTCAGAAGCGTACTCTGCCAAGCTGGATGGGCCGTGGATATAAGTTCCACGCAGGATGGCGTCTGCGCCCTGATAATTTGTGGGCTATGGGGCCTCTGGATAACTTGGTTGGTATGCAATACCGCATTGACCACCTTGAGAACCTGAAGGCTGACGTGTTTGACCTTATTGCATTTCCTCCGCTGAAGATTTATGGTGAAGTAGAGGACTTTGATTGGGGGCCGGGATGTGAAATCCATCTGGATGAAGATGCTGACGTTCAGATGCTCGTTCCTGATACAACTGCTCTGAATGCAGACACTCAGATTGCGATCCTTGAGCAGAAAATGGAAGAGTATGCAGGTGCCCCAAGAGAGGCAATGGGTGTGCGAACTCCGGGGGAGAAAACCAAGTTCGAGGTACAGCAGCTGATGAACGCTGCAGGTCGTATCTTCCAAGAGAAGATCACCTCCTTCGAGACCCGCCTGCTTGAGCCAGCACTGAACTCTATGCTTGAAATCAGTCGCCGACAAATGACGGTTCCTGATGTTGTGAAAGTTATGGATGATGACTTAGGCGTAGAGCAATTCATGAGCATTACACGTGATGACATCACAGGTGAGGGTAAACTGAGACCTATTGGTGCACGGAACTTCAGCGCACAGGCAACCTTGTTGCAGGATCTCAGCAATCTGATGAACGGCCCAATGGCACAGTTCATTGCACCGCATATTAGTCGTAAGAATCTGGCTAAGGTGGTTGAGGATGCTCTTGGACTCGGCCGATTTGACATCTTCCAGACTAATATTGGCGTACAAGAGGATGCAGAGACTCAGCAGGCAGCTGCTATTAACCAGCAAATGACTATGGAAGAGATGAATGTTCAGCAAACGCCTAACTAAGAACCTAAAAACGGAGAACGAGAAACGGCAGTTCGCAGCGGATTGGGCTGCGGCTGCTCCATCTCGACAAATTCTTGCAGACCTGCTTCAGGAGAAGATTGAATTAGTGCGTAGACAGCGACTTGAGAAGGATTCTTACAATTGCGAGAATTACGCTGTTCAACAAGCTGCATACAACGAAAGGGAGAGATGTTATCAAGAATTAAAGGATTTGCTTGACATCAAGTGATTTTTTGTAGTATAATAACCACATTAAATAATACCTGACCGGGGAATCTATGTCAATGTTTGAAGAAAAGGCCGACCAGCCTAATGATCAGAACGATCAGCAAGCTCAACAAGAGGAAACCCCTCAAGAGCGGGAGACCGGCACTCCAAATGCCGAAGACCACTTCTCTGAAATGCTTAACAGCATCCAGAATGAAGAGGGTAAACCGAAATATTCGTCCGTACAACAAGCGCTTGGCAGTATTCCGCACGCGCAGAAGCACATTAACGCTCTGGAAGCTGATAACAAAACCCTTAAGGATGAGTTGCAACAGTTGAAAGATCAGTTAGAGGAATACAAATCTCAAATAGAGCGCTATGGTAGTCTGGAGGATATTTTGGAACAACGCGAACAAACTAAAGGAATGACTGAAGAGGAACTTGATCAGTACTTCGAGCAGAAGCTGGCACAACGAGAAAACGCCCGTACTGCAAAACAGAACCAAGCATCAGTTGTAAACTCTCTGGTCGAGATGTTTGGTGACGAACAGAAGGCTGCTCAAGAATTTAACTCCCTGCAAAAAGAGCTGGGTATTAACCTCGAAGAGTTATCTGCTAAGAGCCCTAAAGCTGTACTTCGGTACTTCCAGAAGCCAAAAGCAGACGTTCCTGACACATTTAAAGGGCAATCTCGTCAAGAGTTTAAACCGTCTGGCGAGAAACCTAAACCACGGATGCCGCGTACTACACAAGAAAGTGTTTCTCAGTGGCGTGAGGTAGGTAAAGAAGTCCTTTCAAAATACGGTATTAATGAATAAGGAGACATAAATGTCTATTACTACCCAAACTAACCGCACGTTTATTGAGCAGGAACAGTACTCTCAATTTATCTTGCGGAATATGGAAGATGGTCTGCTCCCGCAGAACTTCTATCGTGACGTAACCGACTTCGGTTCAGGTGAAACCCTGCACATCAAATCCATCGGTGAAGCAACCCTGCAGGAAGTTTCTGAAGATGTTGCTCTGACTTACAACCCGATTGAGTCTGGCGAAGTCTTGATGCAGATCACTGATTATCCGGGAGATGCTTGGTACATCACTGATAAGATGCGTCAAGATGGTGCACAGATTGAAGCACTGATGGCAGCTCGCGCCCAAGAGGCTACCCGAGCGTTCCAAGAGTACGTAGAGACCCGTTCTCTGGCCGTACTTAACGCAGGTCAAACCGATAACGATCCGAACGCGATCAATGGTTTTGCACACCGTATTGCTTCCGCAGAAACTGATAACGTAGCAGCTCTGTCCCACTTCCGGGCCATGAAGCTGGCGTTTGATAAAGCAGAAGTTCCTTACGGCGGTCGTGTTGCCTTCGTAGATCCTGTAGTTGCTGATACCCTGTATGGCATCTTCCACTCTACTGGTAACGTTGACTCCAACCCGACCATGCAGGATATTCTGGAAGGTGGCTTCAGCCGCGACCACGAATTCGTACTGAACGTGGCTGGCTGGAACATTATGACCAGTAACCGTCTGCCGAAAGGCACCTTCGGTGATGGTACTACTACCGTAACTAACGGTGTAGCTAACATCTTCCTGAACATCATGGATGATCAGACTAAAGCTCTGATGATGGCATGGCGTCAGCAGCCTCGTGTAGAGGGTGAGCGCAACAAAGACCGTCAGCGTGACGAGTTCGTAATGACTGGTCGCATGGGCTTCGGTGTTCAGCGTCTCGATACTCTGGGCATCCTGATCACTTCTGCGGTTAACTCATAAGGAGTATTGAATGACTTACGAAACTAATCCAGCTGGCATCGGTGTTGGCAAATCCTACGGCGGTCGTACCCTCTATGAGGGTTCCGCTGGTGTGACCCGAACAGCTGGCTACAAAAACGAGATGGTAATCGACTTTGATTACACGAACTATGACCGGGTATCCAAGGTGCTTCCTGAAGGCGCTATTGTCCTAGAGTCTTACGCTGAAGTTCTGGAGGCTTTTGCCTTCACTGGCGGTACTACCCCAGCAATGAACATTGGTACTGAGGGCTCTGCGGCTACCAACGGTGCAGGTGTAGATCTTTCTAGCACTGGCACTGTTGTAGGTACTCCTGCTGGTACATGGACTTCTCCGTTTGCTGCGGATACCACTGTAGCAGCTGAAGTATCTGGCGCTCCCACTTCTGTGGACGCAGGTCGAGCACGCGTAACTGTTGTTTACGCATACCAAGGTGATCTGGACGGTAAGTAATCCTAAAGTAACCTGATAAGGGGCGGGGTGGAGTAATCTGCCTCGCCCTTTTTTGTGAGGAAATATGGCAGATATTCAGCATTCACAGCTTCAAGATCCACAGATTCACGAACCTAAAGGTGTCTCTACGGCAGCAGCAGGAAGCGTATACGTAGCAGACGGCGCAGGCTCAGGCGTGTGGACACCTAGCGAGGATCTTGTACTTCCTACTGGCTGGGGTAACTACGAGAACAGTAGCTATACCAGCGCCTCTCCTTTAGCATTAACAGCGTCTACGCGAACAAAACTAACTATTGATGCTCTAGGAGCAGGTACTAACGAGACCTACCTTCCTGAAGCAGGCAGTCTGTGGGACAACGTCAATAACAAGATCACACCTTACACAGAGGGTGATATGTATGACATACGTCTACGCTTCAAAGCCCTTCCCGGAGTATCCGACGGGTACATAACCGGCGAGGTGGATATTGGTGGTTCAGAAGGCGTTATCCTAGAGCAGACGCAACGCTTCCTGAAAGGTGCAGTAGAACAATCCATGCTCTTTGTAGCAACAATTTTCACACTGAATACATTCATAGCTAACGGTGGATCTATCTACCTTGAGTCCAGCATAAACGTAGACATTTATGACATCGGACTTTTAATTAACCGGACACATAAGGCAGTGTAATGAAAATGACACTTCTGGAGATGGTGCAAGACATTGCATCAGATATGAACTCAGATAACGTTAACAGTATCTCAGACACTGTAGAAGCACTGCAGATTGCTCAGATTCTGAAAAGCACGTTCTATGAGCTTCACTCTAACAGAAACTGGCCTAATACCCGACAGCTCCTTCAGTTGGATTCGTCTGGCACATTAGCACGCCCTACCCACATGAAGCTTCCTAGCGCTGTAAAGGAGCTAGAGTACGCTGATATTAAATACAACAAGCAGAAGGTAGGTGAAACCCGCAGACGTTACGAGGACGTACATTACTTGTATCCTGATGAGTTCCTCGAGATGCTAAATCGCAGGGACAATACTAAGGATAACGTAGATGTCATCCTAGATCTAAACGATGTTGAGCTTATGATCTATACTGATCGTCATCCTGAATACTTCACATCGTTTGATGATGAATATATTGTATTCGATTCATATAACGTAGAAGTAGACAGCACCCTTCAGAATAGTAAAACTCAGATCATGGCGTACAGTGTTCCAGCATGGAGTATGGTTGACAGTTTTATTCCAGAGATGCCAACAGACGGGTTTGCTTTACTGCTTGCTGAAGCGAAGAGTCGCTGCTTTGTAGCAATCAAAGAGATGGCTAACGAGAAGGCTGAGCAATCAGCTCAGAAGCAGTCTAGGTGGATGTCTCGTAAAGCATGGAAGGTAAAGGGCGGCGTACGTTACCCGGACTACGGAAGAAAGGGGCCTAACAGGACACGAAGCTGGAAATTCGATAGGTACTAATTATGCCAATCCAAGGCGAGATTAATCAAAACCAAAACGTTGTGGGGCTGTTCACTGAAGGCAGCCCTCTTAACTTTCCTGAAGGTGCTACAGTCCGTGATGAGAATTTCGTCTTAGATACGGATGGCTCTCGTCGTAGACGGCTTGGTATGGGCATAGAGAATAACGCCGTTCAGAATCCTGCGTACCTATCTGACGACAGCACCTTTGTGTTTGACTGGGATGCAGTTGGTAACAACGGTAATCTGAACTTTGCTGTTATATGCAACAACGGCCGTGTAAGCTTCTACGATAAGTCTTACGAGCCACTGTCAGATGGCTATATCGTTACTGTATCTGAGTTCTTCACAGGCGGTGTAAAACAAGTACAGGCAGCGTCTGTTAACGGGAACTTAGTTCTCGTGGGCTCAGAGCGTGGTGAGGTTGTTGTATTCTCTTATGATGAAAATTTCAAAAGCATTCGCATTAAGGGAGATGTAATTAAGGTTAGAGATATTTGGGGCGTGGATGATCCATTAAGGGTAGATCAGCGACCAAAGAGCCTAACTTCAGCACACGCTTACAATCTAGCCAACCAAGGCTGGAACTATGCTAACGCAAGGCTAGTGCGAGACGTTGGTGTCGCGAAAGATACAGTAACCGACCCGGATACAGGAGATACGGAGGTTGTAGTAACAGACGGTGGTGCATGGCCGTCTAATGCAGATCTGGTTACGTACGGTATCTCTGAAGCAGATGAAAATGATCGCTTTAAAGAGAAGTTGTACAGAACCGTGCCTTTCGGTACTACTCCCGCACCCAAGGGCTCTTGCATTGTTCGGCTTACCAACATGGCACAAGACAGGTACAACTTTGCAGTACAGAGAGGTTACGGAGCGTTTGCTTCTGAGGGAACATACACAGACTATGTATACAATGGCCCTAAAACAGTAGCATCTTATGCTGGACGTGTATTCTATGCTGGTTTCACTGACAGTGGTTATCAGGAGAATAGCACGTATCCGAACCTGACAAGTACGCTAGTATTCTCTCGCTCTGTACAGAACAAGGAGGACATTGTTAAGTGCTACCAAGAAGCTGACCCAGCAACACTTGATTCAGAAATTGTAGCGTCAGATGGTGGTACTATCCAGATAGCAGGAAGTGGTTTTATATACAAGCTTGTCCCTATTGGACGCTCTTTGTTGATTATGGCGTCAGAGGGTATTTGGGAGCTGTACAGTACTGATCAGCTGTTCTCAGCAACTAACTATCAAGTTAGAAAGATTACAGACATTGGCTGCAAATCGACTAACAGTGTTATTGTTGCAGAGAATACTCCGATGTACTGGACTGACTATGGCATTTACGCCCTAGTACCAGATCAGGTATCTGAGAGCTTCGTAGCGCAGAACATTACTATGGACACTATTCAGACGTACTTTAATGAAGTGCCGCCTGAATCGGTTCGGAAAGTGTTCGGTATGTACGACCAGTTCGACAAGAAGGCTAGGTGGCTGTGGTCTACCGATACAGGGGCGCGTGGCTTTAATCGAGAGCTGATATTTGACATACGTCTACAAAGCTGGTATACTAACTTATACCCTGATTTAGCCGACCTTGAATTGCGGGGAATGGTGCAGCTGAACTCCTTCAGCGAGATCGAAGTAACCAGCAACATCGTAGCAGGAGAAGACAACGTTGTAGCTGGAACAGATCAAGTTGTTGTACTAGACAGAGCCGCGCAAGGTGAACGCCGCTCCTATAAGTACATTGTCACAGAGAAGTCAGGCAACACGCAGTATTACTTCTACGAGTTCAATAACGGCAGCTACTTAGACTTCGGACAAGCTGATGCAGAAGCTGTTATGGTCACTGGGCCATTCACAGGTGGAGATAGCATCAGAAGGAAGAACAGCTCTTATCTGACCGTACAACTCCGAAAGACAGAGGATGGGTTCCAGTACTTAAACGGAGTACTTACGCCAATAAACCAAAGCGCCTGTATTGTAGAGAGTCGGTGGGATTGGACGGATCTGGCAGTTGCAGGCAAGTTTAACTCACCTGTCGAGATGTACAGACACCGTAGGCACTACATTCCTGCTGGGGTAGGAGACGGCTTTGACAACGGGGAAACGGTAGTTACTACCAAGTCAAGGTTGAGGGGTTCAGGTAGATCTATTGCTCTAAAGATTTCTTCAAGTCCGGGCAAAGATCTTAACCTCTTAGGGTACAACATTCAACTAACGTCTAATCAAAAGGTATAAGATGTACTACAAAGCGGTACGAGATAAATCGCAAATGTGGATCATCCAAGGAGAGCGGGGCGGAGTAGTGCCACGTGAACTCCAAGGTAAGTACACAAAGAAGGTTTTTGCTGATCAAGCAATTCAATCCTACGAAGAGAGTAAAGATGCTAACGTACAGAAGAGCCCTAGTAAGCGAGGTCGGAGAACAGGTAGTTCAGCTAGCAAGAAAGAGCTTTCAGGAAGTCGATCCGAGGATTAAGAACGCTTACGATATTGACGTTAACGTAGCTCTGTATGAAGCGATGGAAGCTGGCGGAAACCACGGCTTGTTTGTAGCAGAGGATGAAACTGGAAAAGTGCTCGGTTATCTGAGCATGACAATGAGCGAAAGTCCTCACATTATAGGGTACTGGCAAGCTGTACTGGACTCTATATTTGTAGACGATACATCACGCAAGTTCAGGATCGCAACAAATCTTATTAAAGAGGCAGAGAAGTACGCAGTAGAAATGGGCTGTGCTTCTATGTCAATCGGTTTTAAGGCAAAGAATCCACATACTAGGTTTGCAGAAAGTATTGGGTACTCGCCTGATGACGTAATGTATATTAAGTTATTGGTGGGCGGTGAATGACATCGTTTCAGTTAGAATGGCTACTGGTGCAATTATTCTTGGTAGCATTGCTGCTGCCGGAACAGCTTACAGTGCGTACCAACAGCGTAAAGCTGGTAAGGCACAGAAACGTGCCGCTGAGGTACAGCGTAAGCAACGCCTTGCTGAAGAGGCAAGATCACGCAGACAACAGATTACTGAAGCACGCCGTAAACGGGCTGCTATTATCAACGCTACATCTGCAGGAGGTCTAAGTGGAGGCTCTGGAGAAGCTGAGAGTATAGGAAGCGTTCAATCACAACTAGGCGGAAATCTAGGCTTCATGGAACAGAGTTCTAACAGAAGTCGGATGTTTGAGAACTTTGCAAATAAAGCAAATGCTGCAAACACAAGAGCTGCCACTGGTGGAGCTGTAGCTAGCCTCGCAATGCAGGGTGTAGGAATGTTCTCAGGTAGCTCGGGTGGAGGCAGTCAGATGTTCTCTCCTAGACAAGCTGGCCCAAGCTCTCCACTATTTGATACTCCGGGGCCGAACCCTAGATCTGGTAATTAAGAGGATATAATGGCTGACTTTGAAGTCGCTCAACAAAATTACGATGAGGCAGTGCAGGCTGCTCGTGATGCCGGTGTAGATGAGGGTACGATATTCTCTCTGACAGACGGTACTCACGAGAGTACTGCTATGCCTGTCGATGCACAAGAGGCTGTTGAAATTCAGCAGGAAGTTCCTGTCGGGCAAGAGTTCGACATGGACTTTACTTCTATGTCAGCAGAGACCCCTGTTGATGAGGGCAATGTTACTGCAGCCTTTTCAAAAGTAACTCCAATTACTAACCCGTATATCAAGCAGGTTGTGGGTGAGCGTGTAAATGACCCTGTTATCTGGAATGACAAGGTAAACAGGATCACTGCGTATGAAATGCAGCTTAACGGCTTAGATTTTAAACAAGCCCGTGCTAAGGCTGAGGCTGCCCTGCAGACCTCGAAGATGGATCAGATAATGCAGGGGTACAA